CTTTTTTGTCCTCTTCGCTCTTTTTACCCCAAGAGTCGCCTTTGCCCTTTTCCTTGCAGGCTCCGGGAGTTGGGCGACAGGCCGGATACTTCTTGCGGCTTTCTCCTTCAGATCTTCCACAAGCCTTGTATCCTCCGTTGCCATCTGGGGAGTTGCAGTCAACCCAGCCGCCACGGGATCCACTTTCTCCCTTTCGTGCAAACCAGTCGTGCAGAGATTTTTCCTTGCTGGCTTCTCTAGTTTCTGCGGCTTTAGCTACAGGTACGCAATTGGGTACCTGCTTGCCGTTCTTCATCTTCTTGCCTACTTGTTTATAGCCCTCCCAGCAAGATGTATTATCCGCGGCAATCTTGTGCAATAGGCGTGTAAGGTTGTTGCTAAAATAAATCATTTGTTAAGTCCGTTGGCAAAGTTCTGTACAAACTTATTCCAAGTGCCGGTATCCTTGTTTATCAGTGGAGTGTTATTTAGCTCAAGCATCATTTTAGTAGTTCTTCTGTTTACGTAACCTTTTATATCTGCTTGAAATGCTAGTTGATTTTGAATCATGGTTTGCATGGCTTCCTGGGTATCTGCGTGAGACTCCACGTTGGCTGCAAAGTCTCCAGGGCCCATATCTGCAACCTTTGCAAGCACTATAGGCGGTCTATATAGCCCCTGCTCTTTGCACACTTCTCCAATATACCTACGCACATCTGAGCTTAGTCGCTCTGGAGTACTGCTATCGAGCATTGTTAGCTCTGTAATTGCCCAGGCACACTCGTAGACATCAGCAATATCAAACACGTCATAACTCATAGGCGTTCCGCTTAATACATTCGCCGTGTTCATGAACGTCGATACATCTGTGTGCACGAGGTCTGTCGTAAGGGAATTCCAAAGAGCCCAAACTTTGTCTGTGCTGATAGCTGGAATATCGGATATTCTAAAACCTTCTTCAATTTCTTGGCGGAAGGCCTGGGGGTCCATATCAAAGACCTCTTGGCCGTACGAGTCCAAGACCATAATGAGGAGCGTGGTCCCAACGGTGTCTCGGCTTTTCCACAGCTGCTCATAGGTTTGTTGAGATGTAACAGACTTTACTGGCATATTACATTAATTAACGGTTAGCGGAATTTGCGTGGGACAGATTTTATATAATCTTCAACCTTTTGACTTGCAAGATTTGCTACTTGAGCATCGCTTGTCGGATTTAGTGCTGTAATTCCCATAGGATTATCGGGAGTTACGTCATATGCTGCGGTAAGGTAACGACCCGGAACGCCGCCTTTGTTCGGTGAGGCTCTATCTTCAGCCATTCGTCTCTGAAGCTTTTCATATTGGTTTTGTGGTCTGTAGAGTGGCCTTAGGCGAGTGTCATAGAACGTTTCGAAAGGCATAACAGCTGGCTGATTAGGCTGTCGTTCAGGGGACATATAGGCTTCTACCGCTAACCCTCTGCCAAGATCATAATTATAGTCCGCTGGCGTCATTGATCCAAAGTTTATGGGATTATTTCTTGTGCGATTAGTACTTGCTTGTATTTGTTCTGGAGTCACCCCTTGTACATTTGCAATATTTGCAATCCCAGAAGTATTTAAAGCCATAGCAAGATCTTCAGGACTATTAAAATATTCTGGTTCGTCAAATCTAAACCTATTTATGTAATTAAGAGCTTGATGCTGTTGATAACGCTCTGGACTCATACTTTGAGGATAAGTTCCTGGAGTGTGAAATCCGCCTAACTCAGGACTGTACAACATTTGAGGATTACCGGAGGCTTGCTTGGCAAGCATACGTTGAAGGTTGTTTGCGATTTTAATCATGATCGCATTCCTGGGTCTATGCCCATTTGAGCGTTAATGGCGTTCTGTTCGTGCTGTTGTCTTGCCTGTCGGGCCTTTACTGCGGCAAGTCCGGCCTGAGCATCGAGAGCATCTAATTTAGCTTGCTCTTTCTTTTCGTTCATACGTGCCTCAAAAGAAGAGTCGTCCTCGCCTGGCATTGGATTAGTGTCATCTACAGGCATTTGTTGCATAGCAGGCATCATGCCCATATTGGCTTCTTTAAATAAACGACCCAGCAAATCATCTGCTGTCTCTGGCACGTAACCAGAAGTCTTAATTGCCTCTTCAAATCTACGAGCTTCTGGCTTGGGTAGCGTAGGCAAAATCTCAGCAGCTTTGCTTCTATCTACATTGAAGCCATCGGTTTGGCAATAAGACAAGAAGTCGTCTCCGGCAATCTTAAGACCCTTTTCAAGTTGGTGATCGCTAATCTTGGTGAGATCGACTGGCATGCCGGTAGTTAGGTGAATAACTGCATCAGCAGCGGCAGCAGCCTTCGTCATGTTGACTCGTAGGCACGCCTCTACTGGGTGCTGTAATGCAGACCCCCACTTAGTATTAAGCCCATGCTTTACGTCTAGAGCTTCAAGTGCGCTGGAAATGAGTTCGCCGCTATGGCATACTTCAAACGGACGGCCGTTTAGATCATTGGCAATTTTAAGCAACTCGTCTTCTAGGCTACTCCAACGCACGGTAGGGATACTGCTAAGGCGATCGGTAATCGCCATGGCTACCTTGCAATTAATATTTGCATAGGTCTCAGGATTTACCAATTTGTCTAAATAAGTAGATGCGCTAGGTGTAAGGCTTAAAAAATCTGCCTTAGCCGCAAGGCGAGCTGCTGCTTGCTTCTGTACATCTAGCGGAAACTTTGTTCTATTCTTATATAGCCACTCTGCACTAGCTGTAGCCGCTTCCTTAGTGTGATCCGGGCAGCGCTCTACCTTTGCACCCTTGTAATCAAAAGAGATGGCATACGAGGCAGGAATAGTTTGTAATTCAAATGCCTGCTTCAGACTTGCTACATCATCTGCAATTCCCCAGATGCGAGCAGCATTAAGCAACTTTGCTTCAGCTTGTTTACTCGTTCCTGAAGTGCTACACTGGTTGCCGTAGAAATAAAGAGCAGAGCACCAACAGTTGGCTTTACTATTTACGGCAAACTTTCTGTTGAAGCCATCTGCAAACGCGTCGGATGGAACGTCATTCAAATCTTCCTTGGTAGGTACGCTTGCCGCCTTTACGTACTCTGGCATTGAAACCTGCTTAACGAAGGCATTATAGTACTTTTTAGAGACGTCATCAGTTATGTCAATCCAGCGACTCATAGATGGTGTTCCTTCGGAAGAGTTCTACTCGACCTTCCATTATACAAAAATCTTAAAACTTCTGGGTTACGACGGCCCAGCCAAGGCGGGCTCTTATGTGCGTTGTCCTAGGTGCAAAACTGCAAATATGCTGGTCTCCAGCCTGCTGCCCTTTGAAGGATGGATGTATTGCGACAAGTGCAAACTAGCATGTGAAGGTCTGCAACTATATGGGCAAGCGTACAAAATCTCAAACCCGGAAGAGCTTTTAGATGTCCTCTCCAAGGATCTTAAAATAAAGTCTGTAAATACAGAAGACCACATTGCTTATTGCAATTTTTACAATAGATACTACAAAAAAATACAAAAAGTTTGGACTAAAGCCCAAGCAGCCATGTACCCCACGGCAAACAGACTTGCCGTAGGTCGACTGGCAGAACTTAACCTATGGCTAAGCCAAGAGGTATTTAACCGAGGACTAGTTGATTGGTTTGGGTTTGGGTTTAAGAACGAGCTAGAAGAGCAACTACAGGAGACCATATCGGGTCTTGGTAAATCTCCTGAGGGTTTGCTTGTAATGCCGTTTTACATTAAGCCGGGATTTATTAGTGGATTTGGCTTTGTATCCGCTAAAGACCAGATGGCCTATATGAACCTCCTGCAGGGGCATAGCGGAGGATATTGCGGACTTAACTCCTGCCATAACTCTGATGCAAACAAAATACACGTTGTACCTCATCCCCTGCAGGCGGCTCGAATTGCACAAAAATGTGCAATCGAAAGGTATACCAAGTTATCTGTAGTAGCTAAAGCCCCTATTGGGGAGCTAGAGCCGTTACTCCTTACCAAGCCCGCCGTGGTGTGGATTGACGAACCAGATACCGCATTCTTTAAAAGTTGCATTAAAGCTCGTAACTTTAAGGTAATGGTGGACGACACGCCTTACATATGGAAGCCAACAGAAAAAACCTCTAAAGTTTGGGAGGGCAGTTTTATGCCCTCTATTCATGCCAGGGTAGAGGAAAACAACCTATTAGACCCTATTGATTTTTTAGTTACTGAGCTATTGACCCTGGGCAAAGCTAATGCTCGAAATGTAATTGATAGTTTAGGTTTAACAGAATTTCAAAAGAACATTATTCTTGCATCTTGTTCAGAAGAAATTAGAGCCGAGATAGCAGAGCTGTTAAACCACATAATGGAGTCGCAGCCTCTTGTTATCGATAAGAAGGTCTTCTTTGAACGAGACGGCAAACTTTGGATTCAAGGCTCGCGGGAAATAATTGACGAGGTTGTGTGTAACGCTATCGTGCGTATATCTCATATATGTCGAATAAAACAAGGCGGAGCTGCTGCCATCTTTGGCAGGCTATTGTTTGACGGCAAAGAGGTTGGCTTTCAGACTACCGAAGATGATATTGAGGATCACCCAAGTAAAGTCTTAGCGTTTATTGCAGCCTCTGCCGGACTGTCTAAGCAACCATTTGTGGCAGACTCAATAGCTAAAAAATATCTAGAAATCATTACAAGACTTAGTTCCCCTGAAGTACATTCAGCTCAAAACTACGTGGGCTACGATCCAGACACAGGTAGGTTTAACTTACCCAGGGTGTCAATCGACACGGATCAAATTAGGGTAGGGGTGCCTTTTGTTATGAGCGAAGTTGAGCCCCCATGCTCTAACTTAACTGTTGAGCCTGGGCTAACCGTTAAAAAGATTTCAAATATATTTGAGCCTAGCGTAGAGACTATTGCGTACTTGGCGGGAATGGTTGGAGTCGTCTCAGGTATACACAATCTTATTGAGGGCACGTCAAGAACAAATTTAATGCTCGTGGGCGCTAAAAATTCTTTAGCAGAATATATCTTTGATATAATTAAAATTGATTTAGGGCTAGATTACCTAACTCTAAACTGCAAGGAAGACATAGACGCCGCACAGGCTACTGCAGAGCTGCATCAAGTTCCGGTGGCTATAGACGGTATAAGGTCGTCACCAAAGCTGCTGGCGCAATGGCTAGAGGGTAGAGGCAAGAATAGCCTGGTCTTAGCGCCACCGCTTATTGCCTCTGCTTTAGCCTCAGACAAAGACTGGGAGTTTGTGCGAGCAGATACAGAGTTTACTGACGAAACTCGAGCGCTACTCAACAGTGAAAACGTGTTTCCATTTTTTATGCAGTATGCACTCACTGTAAAGTCTACGTCTTCGCATTCGCTATTAGATAGTTTAAAGTATTTAACTAAATCGTTAGACATCAACCCAGACATCATGGATAAAGCAAAATCCATGATATCTACCCGCGGCTACATCAACACTAAGTCTGCAGGAGTTCAGCTTATCAACTTTGTGCAAGAGGGTGTAGAACAAGGCATGTTTAAGATGTTTACTGGAGACGGGTCTAAGAAGCGCTACGTGGTGTTTAAAAACCCCATGGAAGATACCGTAGCTATAGACTTAACCAATCTACTGGGGCATATGCGATTCTATAACCTACCGGTACGAAGCTGGGAGTCAGCTATGACCCACCTTAAAGAGCTCGGAGCTATAGAAGCACATAAGGAAGATCACCTTATGTTGGTGTTTTCTAAGCCTCTATGGAACAGCCTGGTATCTGCGGTAAAGCGAATGCGCAGCCTTAGACGAGCCGCTTTAAGTAATTTATTCTACCTGCAGTAAATCATGCATGACGTTTGCTATGTAATATTGCAGTATATTTAATATGCTTATCTAATGGTATATACTTTTATTGAGTATTAGATATACATAGCAAACGTCACCTATGGTTTCAAAGTGCGTTAATATAACTTAGTCCTGATTTGCTTTTAGATGCCTAAATAAGGCAACTAAAATAACCAGCAAATTAAGTTAACATAATCTGATGGTTCTTCGCCATCAACCTTCAGCTACTGCTGACCCGTAATCTTAAGCTAATCTTATAAAACAAGAATAAGCTTAGGATTACGGGTTGGTACACAAACAAACGTTTGTTATAACCTTCGACTTAGCTATCAGTCATATTCGCTGCTGTTGTAGTACGCATTGGGATTTGCCATGTGTACGTGCTCATCTCCATCTAGTACCTCTTCCATAAGGTTTGGTATAAGTTCGGGATATCTTCGCCATAGAGAAATAACAGCAAAAGCAACAGCGTGTAGGAAGTCGTCAGGCATTCCTGGGTTACGTCGAATAAACCGACGCTCAGTACCAAACATGCTTTCACTGCTTTCCTCATAAACAGCCAAGAAGTGATTCATCATGTTTTCGCCGGCAGCGTCCAGCAAACTATCAAACTGCGGAAACCTTATGTTTTTGTTTTTGATGGCAAGACATATCGCTGCAATGACTTTGCTTTTATCCAGGTTGTAGTAGCTGGTAGGATTGACGTCTGTTGGGGGTACAAACTGCAATATTGATTTGATGCTGCCACTAGCTACATACCGGCAGTTAATGAGTCTGGAGTCTGGTACTCCGACGCTGCGCATAATGCTCAGTCTTACTTCGCCTGCTACTGCGACGTCGTGCGCAATAGCCGTGCATTGAAACGTATTGGCAATATCAATAATTTCTTTTGTTTCAATCACCGAATCCGTCATGGCTTGGAATACGTGGCCAAAGACAATATCAATTTTTTGTTCTACGGGCCTGTAGCAAGCCACAGCGGCAGCTGTCATAGATTGAAATCTGCTCCCCTTGCCACCCCAGTCAACCCCTAGAACTCTGTCTGCATACTTAGGGGCATCTGCGCCGTTGTCTTTAGAGTTTGGCTTCAGTATGCATACGTCTTTAAGCTCCGTAAGGCTGACAAGTCTTTGCCCCTCATCGCAAGCTTCCCCAAGTACTTCGTTTATAAAAGTTGCCGGAGAATTTAGCTCTCGCTTTAACAGCAGAGATCTCCAGTTCTTTGGATTGGCGTAGTGCACCGGTGCAATGACTTGGGGTACGTGGTAACTAGGAAAGGTCTTGGCTTTTTCTGCGTACTTATGGACCCAGAAGCCCTTTTCTGGCTCCAATAGTCTATGGCATTTAGCGCAGCAAAATCCTTCAGATCGCATCATGTCCATGACGGTAAGCCCTGGACCAGATCCTTCTATGGTTGGTATGTTCCAATGATTGCAGGTTTCACACTTCATAAACCATTCGGCTTGACTTGACTGCAGTCGCAATTGCTCAATAACGTTGTCGATAGTTTTGCTGGTGCCTGCGTACATTTCAGAACGCCGCTCAGATGCAGACATACACTCTCGAACAATGTCTAAAAACTCCGGGTTAAGATCTTGAATCTCGTCCATTCGAATTCCGTCAACAGACAGACCACGAATTCTGTCTACCGATAGCTTGGCAAAAGAGAACCAAAGTTCTGATCCGTTTCTGAAACTCTTCTGCATTACTGAGTCGACACAGTTCTTATCCATGAGTGTGTCTTTGATGTAAGACTCATGGACAAACTGTCGAATGTACTGGTGGCTAAATCTTCTAATCTGCTCAAACTGCGGAGCCATGTATAATACTTTAAATCTATTAATGGCTGCTGCTTGTAAAACTCCTTGAGCCGCAATGTGCGTAGACTTACCGACCTGACGAGCGCAGACTAATAAAGTCCTATCCGGAAGATTTGGATAGAACAAAGGTTCAAAAAACTTATGCTTAACTAGCGTAAACGGCTTGCCGTTCAGTCTAAGCATTGAAGTCAGGCGAATTGGAGAAGTTTGATTCTGCGCTAAATAAGTACTAAGAAACTTTGAAAATTCGTTTATATCTAATCTTGCATGCAGTTCAGCAAGTTTGTCGGGGGGTAAAGAAAACACCTTGTCGTCAATATCGTCGACCTCACAAATAGATTTCATATTTTGAGCCATGTCAACAACCCAGCTTGGCGCTAGGGTTTTCAAATCAATTTTGGTTTTTTCTTCGTTAATCCGATTGGAGTCGTTCATGTCAAATTCCGAAAAACCGGAAGACTTAATTTTGAGAATAGTGAAGCAGTTTGTAATTGCAGCATATACGCTTTTTATATTGCTAGCAACTGGCTTCATCGTTGTAGGTAAATTTGTATTCGATGCCCTACATATTTGGTTAGAAAGAAACAAAGAAAGACAACCACAAAGAAAGTTTGTAGAATCCTCCACTTCTAACGAGAACCCCTGATGCCAAACCCCCCAAGATCAGAATCCCCAGATGAGTTTCTAAAGCAAGCAGGTCTACCCGGCTACGATCCAACATTGACAGAACCTGGAGCAGCAAAGCCCTCTATAAATAAAGATATGCTGGGAGCCTTACGCCAGCCAAAAGACGGCACTGAATCTAAAGACTGCAAAGACTGCGAATAAGGATTAACATTGTTTGCACTTATCTGCATCATATTTCTCGTATTCTTTTTTATCAATCCTTGCCTCACAATTGCAGTTGCTCTACTTACTCTGATTGGCTACTGCGCAATTAACAAATGACTGACTGGATCCTCACTGTCTTGCTGTCTTCACTCGTACTCGGCTCCATGGCTTACATGGTTGTCTGGGGCATGCACAATTTTGAACTTACTTTAGATACGATAATGGTCTGGGCTGACCAACAGGAATCGTTTCTACAGAAGCTAATATCATGCCCAGTTTGTCTTGGCGTTCAGGTTGTTCTGGTTTTATCCTCGCTGCATTGTCTGGCGTTTGGAATGGGCCTGTGGACTTGGGTAGCAATTACGCTATTAGCCTGCTTGGTAGCCTTATTGATGGGCAGGCTTGACCTCCTTACTGAAAAGAAATAAACCTATGTTCAAAGAAATTGCTGACGTCTGGGTCGAAGCCCTTCGATCCGGTGGCTATACTCAAGGCAGACGTGTATTAAAAGCAAATTTCGATACGCCAACTCATTGCTGTCTAGGGGTTCTATGTGAGATATATCAACAGCAAAATCCAACTAATCCATTGGAGGTCGGCATGACCTCAAGATGGCGCGTCGAGCATTTAGACGCAGTCTCTTTTAATCACGAGTCTGAGGTGTTGCCTATAAGGGTTCAAGAATGGGCAGGACTAGGCTCAGCAGAAGGCTCGTTAGTAATTGACGGCTGCAGAACTAGTCTTGCTCAACAAAACGATAAAGGCGCTTCTTTTGCAGAATTAGCGTGTCTAATAGAAGACAACCAACATCTACTGTAAAGGTGCATAATTGCGATATCCAATATTTGTATTTTGCGCTGACTTGCAGGCTAGAGAGTCGGCGTATCGTTCTGTCAAAGAACTGCGTGGCGATGATCTATACGCTCTGAGACAAGTTGTCGACTACTGTAAGAAGAATAAGCTGGCGCTATTTCTAGGTGGCGACCAGGTTGACACCCCGACCATTTCAGACGAGCACACCATAGAGATTCGCAAAATTCTTATGGATGTTCCATTTCAGGCAACTTACTATGTGGATGGCAACCACGAGCGAGGATTCAAGAGACTCTGTATGGAGGGCGGCGGTGCTGCCGCTGCTACCAATCTAGAGGAAAAAGAATACATAGACTCAGGTGCACGCATTGCCGGCTACAACTGGCGTACTCGACGTCAGTGGGAAACCCACCTAGAACGATACGTTCTGCAGCAGGCAGACGTTCTTATTCTGCACGGCTTTGCGTCTCAAGTTGTTCCGGCTCTTGGACTGCCTCCAGATGAAGCACCGCTGTGTGACATCGACCTAACTTGGTTTGACGGCAAATACAAGCTAGTGCTGATGGGCGACATTCATATGGAGTGGGATTGGCGAGGACCGCAAGGCACTCGCTTTTTGTACTCTGGTTCTATGTGGATGCACAGACTTGGCGAGCCTGAGGCAAAGTCTTTTATTGTAGTCTACAACGATTTCAGTGTAGAACGTGTACCACTGCGTTGTCGCCCATTTTTACGCACGGATCTTAAATCAGAGGAGGATCTCAAAAGAATTCAAACATGGCTTGACAACTGCGCTAAGCTGTCGTATGTTTCAGAAATGCAGTCGTTCATGGGAGACAAACTTCCTAGATTGCATCTTGAAATACCTTCAGATATGCCAGCAGCGCTTTCAGCTGGACTTGAATCCTTGAAGCAACAGGCTTTTGTATTTGAAAGAGTAGACACTTCGCACGACCGAGATCTTGCTGAGATAAAAGGATCCTTGGACGAACAGGTGGATTTGAGCACAGCCTTGAAACAACTAGTAGATGAAAAAGAACCAGTAGATCTTGAAGCTGCAGAGTTTGTAAAGCAGGCAATGGAGCTTGGCTTTGATACAGCTGTCACGAATCTAAAACAAAAGGTAGGAATGTAATGGCAACCACTAAGAAGAAGCCCGCTAAGACAAAGAAGTCAACCGCAGTCGCTAAGAAGCCCAGCACCAAGACTCCTGCGCAAATGCGTGTAATCATTGCCAAAGATGTTCTTGCGCAAATTGCAAGCCGACGATATCTCCCTACTGAGGGTTCATGGGTAGCAAATTCCAATTTAGGAGGCGGAGTACTATATCGTGGCATGGACTGCTATATCGGAGATAGACTGGCTGAGGGGGGTAGACTTTGCAAGATAGACGCAAGAGACTATGTCAACAAAGTAAAGAAGTGCTCCGTGTGCGCCCTAGGTGCTATCTTCATGTCTCAGGTAAGCAATTTTGGCGGAGTTACTTTTACTGATGGCAGCCATGCCTATGACGTGTTTGAGGACCTAGAGCGCTCGCCTCTTAAGAAATATTTTTCTGTAGGCCAGCTTGAGCTTATTGAAGCTTGCTTTGAAGGACTTGATGGAGCCTACTCTGGTGACATGGTTAAAAGCAGCGATAGGGTATCTGCTCAGGCCTACTACATTTGCCACAAAAACGCTACAAAGCGAATGACTGCCATTATGAATAACATCATTCGTAATAAGGGTACCTTTGTACCAAGCCAGGACCTTACAAAGGAGATGCTTATCGAAGCGGCAAATTTCATCTGACAGATTAAACAGACTTTAAAGCAAATAGACAATAGGACAAACCAATGAGCCTTATTGACCGAATTCTCAACGGCGATTTTGACGACGAAGACAATGTCAGCGTTCCTGCCATCAAGACCCATAATCAGCGTGGTTCGGAAGGAGCCTGCTCTTCCGCTTGTCCCATCGATCCCGACGAGGATGAAGAGGTTGCAACTGACGAGGATGAAGAGGTTGCAACTGACGAGGACGAAGAGGTTGCAACTGAAGAAGAATTTGAAGATATCCCGTCTGAAGAGGTTGACGACGGGAATACCACTGTTATCATGGAGGCCAACTCAGACATTCCTTCGGAGGAGTGGATGAAGGAATACATGGAAGAAAATGATCTCAATGTCAGCGAACCTGAGCCGGTACCAACTGCGCCGACTCAGTATGTCGAAAAACCAAAGCAGTCCAAGGTAAGAGAAATCAAGAAAACCATGAACAACGAAACCAACGAAACTCCCGCAAAGACGACCCCTAAGCAGTCCGCAACCAAGTCTGCCGACGCAGGCACCAAGAAGCGTGGCGCTCCACACAAGCTCACTGAGCACGCCGACGAGGTTTGCCGCCTTTACACCGAAGGCGTTGGCGCCAAGACGATCGCCGAGAAGTTCTCGGTGTCTGTTTCCTGCGTCATCAACACGCTGAAGCGTAACAACGTCACCATCCGCCCAAAGGGTCGCCGCAAGACTAGCGACTGAGTAAACACATGAAGCTGCTCTCCCTGAAGGGCAGGAACATCGGTCTTCTCAAAGGAGATTTTGAGTTTGAGTTTGACGACGCACTGACGGTCATCACCGGCCCAATCGGCTGCGGCAAGTCAACCATTCTCACGATGATCCGAGCCTCGCTGACCAACTCGTTTCCAGGGAACGCAGGTAGCTGGGCCTCCTGGGGTACACCCCCCCAGGAGGCCTGCTATTTTATTGCGTCCTGGCGTATAGGAAACAAAGTTTTACATATCGCCAAGGCAGTTGCTGGCGAAAAGAAGTTTGGTGCGCTGAACATTCCACGATTGCGCATCGAACACGACGACGGAAAAGTCGAAGAGGTGTTCACATCCAAGGAGGCTCTAGAGAAAACCCATTCCCTAATTCCCGTTCCGGCCAGCATTATCGACGGGCATCTAATCGTAGATCAAGATTCCATCACAGCACCTGTATCTTCAACGCCGGCAAAGTTCAAGGAAATTATTCATACTTTGACTCGCACCAATGAGCTAGAAGCTCTGCGAGGCCAAGTCAGAGATGTGATGATGTCCGTAACTGTGCCTGACGTAGAAGGGCCCTTGCTGGAGGCTAGGACTGAGTACAACCTGCTGAGTGGCGAGGTAGCCAGGATAGAGTCTGATCTTCAAAAGCTGGTCTTGGAATACACAGGTCTGCAGCTAAAAGAAGTTGGCACGCGCTTGGATACTCTTGAGCACATCAAGAAAAATGATGAAAAGCGCACACAGCTGGAGTCCAATAGAACTACTGCTGTAAATGCTCATGTTCAACTACTGCAGCAACAAAAGGTTCAAGAGTCTGGTTTGGCGGAACTAGAGCAGCAGAAGGCAGCAAAAGCAATTAATGCAGAGGCGGCTAAAAAGTCTTTGTATTCTGCAGATATATTGCTGGAGAATAACAAGCGTAAAGCCAAGCTGCTGGAAACTGCAGAAAAGCTTACGACTAGATTGCAGGAGTGTCTGCAAACTCAGCCTCAGGCACCTAGCGAGGAAAGACCACAAGCAGGTTCTGACACTTGGCTTGTGGACCGCGGTTCGGAGCTTAAACAAGAGCTAGCTGCGGCTATAAAGCGAATGCAGTTGGCAGAAAAGGGTCAGTGTCCGGAGTGCGGTACGGTTACAGCCGTATGCAGTCATGACATGGATCAGCTTAAGTCTGATATTGCCAGCAAGTCTGCGGAAGTAGATCTCACCACTCAGACTCTACGGGAAGTGCGTAGGTTGGAGCGAGAGTGGCAAGACTACGAAAAGGCTCTTAATGAGTCTACTCAATGTGCTGAGACCACAATGGTCAAAGCTGCGGAAATAGATCAGGAGCTGCAAGGGCTTCAAGACTTGCCAGTAATGACACCGGAGATAAAGGCCGGATTTGCTCGTACGGTAAGTGAGTACGATCTATTGGAGCGCAGTATCAACACTGCAACTAACAGCATCAGCGCAGTCAAGGGGCATATCCAGTCTCAACTGGACATGATTACTTTGATAGACAATCAGCTAGCCGACATACCGCCTGCTCGATACGATGCGCATGAGTATGTTCGATTGCAGAAAGTGCATCAAGATGGCATGCTGTTAAAGCAAAAAGCGGATAAGCTGGAGGGCAGTCTAGAGACGGCCATTCAGAGTGTAGAGCGGGCAAAGTCCAAGGTTGACGTTCATGAAAAACGAGCAGCCTCGGTAAAGCCTATTGAGAATTTCCGTAAAGTCTTGGATAAGGTCAACGGTATTCTGATGAAGGACGGTCTACCAAGACTGCTGTCCTTGCAGTACATGCAGAAACTCAATGACCGTCTTGGGTTCTATCTTCGTACGATTAATGCAGACTTCTCTGCCTACATTGACGAGAACCTGGAGTTCATGGCGCGAAAGTCTGACGGCTTGGTACATGCTGCCAAGAGACTTTCTGGCGGTCAGAAGCAGCAGGCCAGCGTCTGCTACCTACTGGCCGTGAATGACGTGTTTGCCAGCACTCTCGGAGTCCTTGCTCTTGACGAGCCCTCAGGGGCCATGCAGGAGTCTAACTCACGAGATCTTGCAGAAGCGTTCAACTATCTGGCGAAGATGGGACAGCAAACCGGTCGTCAGTTTATCGTAATTACCCACAGCAACGCCCTTGCGGCCCTAGGCTGCAAGAATATCTCTCTTGAAGGTCACGAGTAATGTCCATTATTGACTCTAGTGTTGTTCATGCTTCTATCAGCCCCGACATGGTCGAGGCCGTCCGTCTGATCACGAAGGTCGATTTCTACAGCACTCAGTGCATTCCCGGATGTCAGGCGAAGACCCTGGCTCGCAAGCTTCGCAACTTTGTTCTTGTTCGTCAGCAGCCCGAGTACACCAAGTTCATGCAGTATTATGGACTTGAGTCCCTCGCCAACAGCAGCGATGAGATAGTGAGCTTTGCCGATATTCTCACTAATGCCGAAACCGAAGGTTGCGGTGTTGTCATCTCGGTCTCGGCTTAAGCGTATTTAAACAGGAGTTTGGCATGAGCCAAAAAATAGTTCTGCAACGCATCATGCGGTTCATCAGAACCCCAGAAGGTCCGCATAACGAGATTCTTCAGAAAGAGTTTCAATACCTTCATAGGAGTCAGGAACGAGTGCCGGGCCGAGCTCCCAGGTATGTCAGTACGCCTGTAGAGCTATTTGCAATGCAGGACAACTGGATGTATTTTCCCTGCGGGCTGCAGGAAAGGTGCCTACAGGTTCTTGCCAAGGCAGGCTACAAGCCGGAGCTCTCCGACCTGCGGCCAAAGAAACTCCCTGTTCCGGACGCCTCTAAGCTGGCTGGGCTTCGGCCCGGCCAGCTGGAGGTGATCCAGGAGATCGCCAAGGCAGACTTTGGCATAGTGGATGCTCTTACCGGATTTGGTAAAGGCGTGGTGATAGAGAAGGTTATTCAACTCTATCCCAAGCAAAAGCATGCAGTGATTACCAAGTCCAAGAGTGTTTGCAATCAGCTGTACGAACGCCTTAAGAAGGTATTCCCAAAGGCAGGCTGTTGGAATTCCAGTAAGCATGTCGAGGGTAATCCCATGGTCTGCACCTGCGGTTCTCTAGGAGGTCTTACCTTAGAGGACTTTGACGTAGTGCAGCTTGACGAAGTTCACGAGCTCTTGATCCCCACATTCCTGGAGTACTACCCGGGATTCAGCGGATGCAAGTTGATCTCGTATTCAGCCTCTCCTGACCAGCGCATGGATAATTCCGCATTGGCCATGGAAGCGTACTTTGGCAACAAGATCTGCAAGATCGACTATCAGGACGGCGTAGATCTTGGTCTGGTAGTTCCCATCGAAGTGTGGAAAGTGGACTGGGGTTGCACCCCGGTGGATGTAATTCGCAGCTTCAAGTCTGACGTAAAGCGCGCCAGACTAGGATACTGGGGCAACCTTGCTCGTAACAATGCTATTGCTAGGGTGGTTTATGAAGAAGTACCCAAGCGTCTCTCAGAGAAAGATCCGCAGATACTCATCCTTGTTGACAAAATTGAACACGCGCTGGAACTACACAAGTACCTGCCAGACTTCAAATGTGTCTACGGTGAGATGGACGATGCCACTGCAAAGGCATTTCAGCAAGCCAAGTTGCTTGAAGGCGATCCGGTTTCTCGCAAAGACGTCGAGAACATACGTAAGCAATTCTCGGCAGGAACCCTGAAGCGAGCGATCGCAACGGGAATTTGGAGCACGGGTGTTGACTTCCCTCAACTCTCGGTCATCATACGTGCAGACGGCGGCGCTTCCCCGATCAAGGATATTCAGATGCCTGGTCGTGTTTGTCGCATCGCTGACGGCAAGTCAAAGGGTATTCTGGTTGACTTTGCCGACAACTACGACGTATGGGCTGCACGAAGATCTAAGACTCGATTTGAGAGCTATGAGGAAAAACAGTGGGAAATTCTTCCAGTGAATCTCAATCACTGAGTTATCGCCTACGGGAACTGTACGCAATAAACAAAATGGCTGTTACCGGATCGAAGCGTGATTATCACGCGGCGATGAACAGCACTAACCCAGCTTTGAAGGCCCGATGGGATTCGATTGCTACTTGGTGTCAAGCCGAGAGCATCGATCCCCGGGCCTACATTGAGTGGTGTTTCATGCGTGAGTTTCCCGGATATCCAATGCCTTCAAAATTTGACTCTCCTTTGTTCAAGAGCGAATACATAAAGGCAGGTAAACCGGATCCAGAGTATTCAAAGCTTCAGTTGAAATACGAGCTCATGGTGAAGAGGCTCGAGAAACTGACGCAAGAAGCCGGTTTAATTGAATGCTTATTGGATCCTTTAAATACTTTTGATCCTGTCTTCATCTATACAATTGCCAGAAAGATGGAACGCCATGATGAGCTGCCATCAGATATACTACTTCGCGCACAGCACCAAGTGCAGTGCCAACCTGTATATGCTGATAAGTTCAAGGGCATCGTTCCAGAGGAGCTGTTCATTCCATGGACTTAAGTCACGCAAACAATAAGTGGCTTGTCCTGGGCATGCTCAGGTCAAGCGAAGTAATGGGCATGATTGTCCAGAGACTCAAGCTTGAAGACTTTCGGGATAACGAGACCCCTCTGAGGGTTGCTTTTATTATCGGTAGTCGCTGGTATGCTACTAGCAAGACCCCCGTTCCCTACGAGGTTGCGGTAAGCGCGTTTATAGACGAGCTTGTCCCTAACCGCGTATTGAACGAGGCAGAGGCTCTGCAGTTTGGAGAGATTTTGCAATGGGCCTACAGCTCTATAAACACATTTGAAGAGCATAAGACTTATGTCTTGGAGTTCCTGCATACGTTTCTAATTGATCGCAAGGTTCGCCCTGCGGCATTTGGATTGGATAGAGCCGAGAACATTGTAGATAAGGTGCAGGAGCTCAATCGTACGATTGCTAGCACCTCTATCAGTAAGGCTAATTTCATCGATCCGTTCATGAGCAGTACTCCAATGCTGTCCAATGCGGTTCGTAGGCCTTGGGGTGTTGACTGGGTGGACATCGTGACTTCCGGCGGTGCAACGACCGGCGAGACCACTTTGTTCCTAGCTCCGTCTGGTGGTGGCAAGACTCTGACTAATATTCAGATTGCCACTACAGCTGCCCTCTGCGGCGAAGATTCCTTGATTCTGACCTACGAGCAGAATGCAGAGGGCATTACGAATCGTATTTATGCATTTGCTCTAGGCATTCCTATCACTAGGTTTGCGGGTTTGAGCAAGGAGGGATTTCATGCAGACAAGGGCCTCAAGGCAAAGTACGATCAAGTGCGAGAGCGCTTGGCCGGCAGGCTAATGATCGTGGATATGCTCGAAGCCGCACAGAACAGCGGTGGAGGTGGCGGCGGCGCCACAGAGGTGGAGTTGATTGTCAAGCAAGCTAGAGACTCTGGCAAGAATCCTCGATATGTTGGTATTGACTGGCTCGGGCCAATGGCAAACAACTATATGGCTGTTCGTGGTATGAACACTGCCGAGCAGACAAAGATCATGAACCAGATGGCTGACGATCTGCGCAAGGTTGGGAGCAATCTCAAAGTCAACATATTTGTTTACCATCAGCTGGGCACCACGGCTTCGGCCAGTGGCCCCCAGCGCAAGCCCGAGGCAACAGATGCCTACATGTGCCGTACCTTGCATCACTACATGGACACAGTCATCTGTGTAGGCAACCGAGACAAGGAAAGCAACATGGCTTGGGTAAATGCCCCAAAGGTTCGTAATGGTGCGCCATTCATGGACTCTTTGATTCAAATGGATGGCGCCATGTCTCGCTGGAAGCTAGTCGATAAGTCGGAAGTAAATACCGAGACAATGAAGCTATACGGCCAAAAGGCGGAATCCAAGCCTGTTGGAGAGGATGACGAGCCTAAGGTTCGCCGTCGCAAGGACCCCTTGGCCTTCAATGAAACCGTTAGGGCGTATTTGGGATGAAGCACATAAACGAATCTCTTTTCAAGGCCTTGAAGAAGAAATTCGGAAAGGTCCAGGTAACCAATGCTGGGATCGAGGCTAAGTACCATGTGGTTGAAGATAAGGTTGCTGCTTGGGCCTCGGCTCGTAACGGCAATCCTGACGCTTCCACAAAACGCGTAAACCTAATTAATTGGGGCGAGACATATGCTGTAAATTGTCCTCGCTGCAATGACAAGAGATCCCGACTGTACGTCAGTCACATCTGGGGCACTCACTGCGAGCAAGCAAATAAAAAATTGTTCTCGTGCGTGAAGTGTCACAATGAGAATTGCTACTGGGGGGATTTGTGGAATGTGCTATTTGGCACGGACTACGATCCCGCCATAGAGCAAAAGTCTGAGAATCTCAAGACAGGCATAGACGCAGACGCTAGAAGAATGGAATTGCCGGGCCCTGTAGAAGATCTTATTCCAATTAATCAATTGGCTGAAGATCACCCCGTTATTCAGTATTTGATTTCTAGAAACTTTACAGACATCAATATGCTGGCAAACGAGTATCAGTTTTGTTTTTGTAATAAAAGCTCCTGGCAAAAACGATTCACGGACTCAGGCGGCAATTGGCATACGATAACGCCACAGAACAGACTCATCATTCCTAATGTTCAACAAGGCGTATGGCAGGGCTGGATGGCGAGGTACATTGGAGACATCCCAAAAGATCCTAACTCCGGTAAGCCTGCCATACAGAAGTATTTGAATGCCCCAGGGTACTCCTTCAGCTCAAGCGTCTATCGTTTGGAGTCTGCCAAAGCATTCAGCAACGGCGACTTCTGTATTGTTTGCGAGGGTGCGCTGTCCGCAATAGCTTGTGGTTTTGCTGGCGTGTGCACCTTCGGTATGTACCCAAGGCCAATGCAAGAAGAATTGCTTGCAAATACGTTTAAAGACGGGCAGATCGTTTTCATGGTCGAGCATGAAGCTGCAGTCAATAAGCGTATCTTCGATGTCATTGCAAGGTTGAATGAAAAAGTTGCAAAAGGGTGCCTTGCCGTCGAACTGGCCAAGGGTAAAGATCCTGCCAGTATGACTACTTCAGAACTCATGGAAGCCGTAATTAACAAACAAAGAAACAACCATGTCTAATCAAAATTCCACCACGCCTATTCCACCGCAAACAAGTAGTTTCAAGGGGTGGAACGTAATCTTATATAGCAGGGATGGATACGACCTGCATGTAATTGACGTCATTTCAAGTCTTGTATGTCTTGTGAAGATGGACGAGCTTACGGCTTTACGGAAGGCTATAGAATTCAAAACAAAACGCGAGACCATCGTGGCAACAACTCACAAGGAGCATGCCGAACTTCTGGAACAACAATTGCAGAGCGATGCTCTTCTTTGCCAAATTGAACCCGCCTGAAAGGCACATAATGCCAGCAGAAACTATCGACGAAAAAGTTGAAAAGTACGGGGCTATTGCTGTTCTGCGAGCAGAACAGTATGGGCAGCAGATTGAGTACTCCTTTGAGGAGATGCTTAATAACATTAGTAACGTGACCATTACTGGAGCAAACGGTAAGTTCATGCCAGTAAAGATCATTCCTGGCATTCACCTAGACTCCGTATTTGGCCAAGACCCTGTAGTTCCTGGCAAAACAGCTGCAGCAGTTTTAGGCCCTGCGCATAAGAAAATTATGTTCGTGGGCTGTTGGCCGAACTCCAAGGAAGACGCAAACGCCAGACTCTATGTTGGTGATTGGGTTACGGAGTTTGAGGATCTAGTGCACAAGACCGGGTTTCCTGTAAGCGATTGCTATTACACTACTTATGTAAAGCAGTATGTGGATGGAAAGAAAACAGCTATTCCAAAAGAGTTAGTTCAGGAATATGCTGCCATGTTCAAGCGAGAGCTTGAACTGGTCAAGCCCGATCTTGTCATCCTGTTGGGAGCCAAAACTCTCAAGGCCGTACTGGGTGCTAAGGCCACCGTAGACAAGTACAAGAATCGCACTATGTCTGCTGAGGAAAGCCCGCTTGGAGTCAAGACTGCAATCATGACGGACTTTTCGGCAATTATCCACATGCCGGAAGTACGGGCTGGTATCGCCATGGACATGAGCAGGATCGCCAATGAGCTGGCAAGTGGCAAGGTCACCATAGAAGACGACACTCACATTGAGTATCAGTATATCTATAGCTCCGAGCAACTGAAGGATTGCCTCAACACAATTGAGCAGGAGTACTCTGGGTGGGTGGCTGTTGACTGTGAGTGGGGCGGCGGCAACCACCTCTCTGGCTATTTACGGTGCATTCAATTCAGCTGGGCTCCAGGCAAAGCATTGGTTGTCGTGTTTAATCACGTTAATCTGCAGCCAACTCCGATTGGTCAAAACTCACAAGAAGCGTGGGCTTTGATTAAAAGCTTTATAGAGAATGGTAAGACCAAACTGATCGGCCACTTCATACGTGCCGACTTGCCTTGGCTAAAGCACAATGGAATAGACGTCACTGTCTCTGCTCTTACCGGCTGGGATACGGCACTTGCTGGGCACTTGCTTGACGAGAACTGGGCTCAAGGCCTAGAGGTGTACACGGCACGGCACACTCAAATGGGTCGTTATGAGCTGGAACTGAACAATTGGATCAAGACCAATAAGTACGACGTGGATGAGTTTGGCTATGGAGGTGTTCCTGACGAAGTGTTATTCCCGTATGCCGCCAAGGACGCAGATGCCACATTCCGCATATTTTTAATTCAGTACGCGGAGATGATGCGACCGGAAAATGAGAAGGTCAAAGAGCTTTTCCAGAATGTAGTAATGCCAGCTACACTGCCTATCCTAGAGATAGAAATGACTGGCATGAATGTGGATAGGGAGCGCCTAGAACTGTTGTCCCACAAGTACACAGCTAAGCGCACCGAGCTGGCAGAGACTCTTAGAACAATGCTATCTTGGCCTGATTTTAATCCTGATTCTCCAGTCCAAAAGGCTGCAGCTTTGTTTGGCTGGGTGAAGCAGGGAGCCAAGCCTAGCTTTCCTGACACAGCTACTCTTTGTAAGTTTGAGCCAATCAAGGCTACAAACGACAAGAAGTGGGCAGACCTCATCAAGAACCCGGAAAAGATGGCCAGCTATACTCCATCTACCGATAGGTCTGTGCTGACAGGGTTGATATTGCAGCATAAGGATAATCCCTTGCTCAATACCATGCTGCTATATACAGCTGTAGCCCAGACTGTGAAAACCTTTACCGGAGAGTTTAGCGACGATCCGATTACAGGTGGGCACAAGGTGGACGGCGGCATTCTGCCCAAGCTGTGGAGCGACGGCAGAGTGCACACTCGCATTCGACAGACCGTAGAAACTGGCCGTTATGGACACTCAGATCCCAACATGGCTCAGCTTCCAAAGACTGCCGAAGATCTGGTCAGCAAGGCATTCAAAGACACTAATCAGCAAATCCCATCCATCCGTTCGTGTTTTCGCGCGGATCCTGGTTGGGTGCTGCTGGATTGTGACTGGGTACAGGCAGAGTTGTTTGTTATGGCCTGGCTATCCGGAGATACCAATATGCAACAAAAGCTTGGAGATCCAGGTTCGGACTTCCATTCTGAAGTTGCTATAGAAATGTTCCGCCTGGATCAGCCACCGGCGGACTATGCCAAAGGCAAGAAAGATTGGCTCAAGGAAAGCGGGAACATAAAGTACAGGACGATTGCGAAAACTATCACGTTCGGAATTGCGTATGGTCGTGGCGGAGCAGCCATCAAAGAAGCGGTATATACGGAAGGCGTCAACATCACGCTGGACGAAGCTCAGCAATCTGTGGACAAGTTTAAAGAGACTTTTCCTCAGCTTGCACATTGGTTGATATCGCAGCAAGAGAAGGTCAGCAGTCAGGGTTATGTCGAGAATGGCTTTGGCCGACGTCGTCGGTTTGAGCACACGGAAGACAATGAACTGCTGGCACATCAGAAGCGACAAGCAATGAATGCGCCGATTCAAGGTACTGTTGGCGATCTTATGTCGCTGGCTTTGGTCAACCTATACATGATTCGTGAGGCCGAACGTCCTCATCTTCAGTATCGGGTTGTCATGAGTGTTCACGACCAGGTAATAGTCACCTGCCCTGCAGAGCAGGTTGACGAGACATTGGAGGTAATGAGAATCGCGATGTGTGAAAGATGCACTATTCCGGGCAATAATTTGGTGCTTGGCATTGACCCCGAAGTGTGCATTCGTTGGAGCGAACCCTTGACTTCCGAGGACGTAGCTCAGTATCCTGTTCTAGCCAAGTACAAGAAGTAACGTTTAATCTCTTTTTACAAACCCCTAAGGAAAAACACACAAATGGCTTTTGACTTCAACAAGGCTGTTCACACGAACAGCAAGGTAGACTCGGGTAATCGCAGTTCGGATTACCAGAAGATGTTCAACGACGATGCTCCCAGCCTGGGCTACCTGTCCAGCAAGGCTCCGTGCGAGTTCATCCTCGTTCCTCCGCATCCAACCTACGGTGCCAGCACGGCAATGACTTCTGGCGGTTTCCGTCAGGATCAACTGCGCGGGGTTGTTCCCACCCTCGGTCAGTACGGCATTGACTGGGTGATGGTCTACCGCAAGATCGGCAACGATCCAGATCCCCGTAAGCGCAAGGACATCCTGGCCATCAACATGGTCGAGGGCCCTGACGGTATGGCTGTTCAGGCCGAGCGTGACTGGGGCAACGGTTACAAGAGCCCGATGTACAAGCTTCGCGAGTACCTCTGGAAGGCTGGCGGCGGTCACAAGTACGACAAGACTCAGCGTCGTTCCATGCCGACCATCAATGTCGATACCAGCACCACGAAGTATCGCCGTGCTCTTGAGCTCGTTCCTGTCGATGGCAACGACCTCAACGCTCCGCTTGGTCGTGCCGTTCGCACCATGTTTCTGCAGGGTTTTGTCGCCAGTAACGCCGGTATCAACTACCTGCAGGACGAGGATGGTCAGCCTTGCTGGCCTCGCCACAAGATTCTGATGATCAATCAGGTGTCTGCAATCAAGAGCCGTGAGGATGCTCGCATCAAGGAGGGCTTCTACGACGCTTGGTTTGAGCGTGTAGATGGCATGCCCATGGATCCTGAAGGGATCGTGGACACCTTCGGAGACATCTCCGAAAGTACAGAATCTCTGATGGCGTGGGAAGCCGGCTTCAAGCACGGCGACTTTGCAACTAATCAGAAGATGGTTACCTTCGGTAGCTATGCTTCTGGCCCAGCAGGTATTGCTACTTATTCCTGCTCTGTCCAGAACCTGGTTGATCGCTTTGGTCCGGGCTACGTTCTTCCGGACGAGGTTCTAAAGAAGGTTCGTCCATTCAGCGACTATATCCTGGAGAACAACGAGAAGCTGCAGATTCAGTGGCTCCTTGAGTTGTTCCCAGGTGATGAGTGGGCCATGATCGAAGCCGGCATCATTCCGGACGGTAGCAATCGTGCGGCAATGGGTGGTTTCTCCGCCCCTGCTGCACTGTCTGCTCCTGCTCCGGTGATTCCAACTCCGGTCGTCCAAGCTCCTGTTGTGCGAGTCCCTGTGCCGGTTGCTGCTCCCATGGTTAAGCCTGTTGCAACTCCGCCAATGCCTCGCCCCGTGGCTCCGATTGCGGCTCCTGCCACACCGGTTGCTCCGGCAACCCCTGCTCCCGCAGCGGGCAACAGTCTGTCTTCTCAGATGCAAGCAATGATGGCCAAGCTTCAAAACAATATGAATAAGCAAGGCTGAAAGTAGGTAAAACACTATGGCAAAAAAGAAGAAAGACGAATCAGGTGACGCAAGTCAAGATCCCGCACTCGTCGGTATCAAGGCACTCATGGCTCATGCCATGAAGGCCAGCACCGGCCAGGTCTGCCTCGCGGCAGACCTGGCCGATAGAGTGTGGGGCATTCCTTGTGACCACCTATCCTATCGGTGGCTTTGCGACAATACCTGCTACCAGATGAGTAGAATCATCGGCGTAGCTGGTATGAAGGAGAGCTGCAAGTCGGCGTTTGCAATGACCCTGGCCAAGGTGTGGATGGACCTAGGCGGTGCATGCATCTACATCGACACCGAAAACAAGAAGAGTCCTGCTCTGTATCAGGCAGTGGTGGGTAAGAAAAACACTTACCGCACTATTGACCACATCGCTTTCAACACCGAGGAGTGGCAAGAGCAGATTCTGGGCGCTCTTAAGTTTTCCTCGGAAGACTCTTCTATGGCAGATGTTCCTGTCATGTTCATCATCGACTCGCTTGGCGGCGTAGACACCAAGGAGAGCGATGCTCGTATTGAAAAGGAGGGTGGAGTCAATCCTCGCAATACGGGCGGCATGATTAAGTGCAAGTCTCACAACGAGTTCTTTCGACATGTGAACAAGCACCTGTACATGAAGCCATATGCACTGGTGTACATTAATCACTTGTCTGACGATCCCAATAGCCCAATTCAAGGTGCGAAGCGCAAGCCTGGTGGCACTGGTCAGGACTATCATGCAGTGTTGGATCTCTGGTTCTCCGTGGTAAAGGGCACTCCAGTCTATAAGGCTACTCGTGGCTTTACAGAAAAGGTACTTAAGATCACGGTAAACAAGAATTCAATGGGCGCCAGCAAGCGCAACATTGAGATCCCGTATCGTTGGAAGGGCGATGAGGAGACTGGTCAGATCAGTGAATGTTGGTTTGACTGGGATGCTGCCACCGCAATGCTGCTCACAGATGACAGCCCTACCGGCGTCAAGGGACGCCTAAGAGAGATCATCAACGTGACGGTCAACAGCAACAAGTACAGCTGCAAGGAGCTGGGCTTGGTGGCGGTTACAGACTCTGAGATGGGTGCGGCTATCCGCAATGCCGTGGATCTTCGAGAGCGCATCTCGGACGCACTCGGCATTAATCGTATGAAGGTTTATCCAAAGTTGGACGTCAACGATAAGGCCATCTACGAAGAGGTCCGCTATCCAAAGCTGGTGGCCAACGCTACTACGGATTCTGACGAACAGGAGCAGTGATGAAGGAAAACGAGAAGCCCAACTTTTTCGATACTTTCGAAGAGTACAAGCAGAAGCGAGACAACAACCGGCAGGTTGTGTATGAAAACAAAGTCTGCCGAAAGTTGATTACGCGCATGTTTGAAAAGGGCAGCTCGGACCGAGAATACTGGAGCAAGCGGCTAGAGGCGAGCAGTGAGCCTCTAGCCGAACTTCAGGAGCTGATGGGTCCATTCTGCCTAACAACTCTTAGGATGCAGCAATGGAGCATCAACGACCTACTCGGCCCTCCGACAAAGATAGCGCAGTTACCTTTGTGGCAGGAGTTCGCCGCAAAGGTTGCACAGTGTAGTCCCAAACAGATTACCGCCATGGTGTTTTATAATTCTGTAATTGGCCAGGACATGGTTATACATACAGGGTTAAGTACACAAATGCCTAAAGGCTATTTTCGCTTAATGCGTACGTCTACGTCAGGCGACGGCGGAGTAATCATTGACACCTTAGACGGATTTTTGGAGTTGATTGCAGGTAATTAATGCAATACAAAACCCTATTGGAATATGAAACTGTAGAAAAGCTTAGAACAGAACTGACAAGACTGACTCCAGGGCTTTGGATGCTGGACTTGGACAGAGAGTGCACGCAGGTACTGCTTGGACCATACGACACTATCGCAGAGGCTCACGACAGCCGAGACTACATCTGGCACTATGGCGATAGGTTTGGCCGCTATCTATGGCTGGTAAGCCAGACCACAGCTCAAATAGTCAGAGGCAATGCTGAGAAACTGCAACACATTGAATTGGGTATCGATACACTGCCGTTGGAGGTAACCCTATTCAAGGTGAAGCTAGAGGGAACTCCAGAATGGATACAGACTCCAACAAGAAGGGTAAAGAAATGAGTGATCCTAAACCAGAGCGAATCCCACTCAGAGACTCTTTGTCATTTACCATACAGGCTGCCATCACTGATGCAGCAATGTTTAATAATTATATCTTGAAGGAATATGCCCCCAGATGCCAAGGCCCTCTGGGTTTAAGCAAAAGTCCTGCCAAGCATACGTTAGAGAACTGCCTATACGACGAACTTAGCGGCTGGCTAGATGCGCCCACCATTACGGGCATATCTATTCTAAGCATTGAGTTAGGGCCACCAGCGTTCAAAAATCAGGTCGTGAATGACGATCCCCGAATTAACTTCCGGGAGTTTGTGGATTTAGTGTATGATATCTGCAAACTGGAAGCGTCCGCCAAAAAAAATTCAAATTTTGTAATGGTGGACCGGAAAAGGCTGGAGGAGCTAAAGCAGCGCAGTAAGTGGCTGGTTCAGCATGTCGCTAAGGTGGAGTTCGATGAGTCTAAGTCCGAGAAAACGTCCAGACAAGTGGGTAATAGCCTACGAGAAAGACGGATTTCTAGTGGACTACCTACGTCATCCTGACTTCATATTCGACAACATAGAATTAGCCTATGAACGTAAGGGCGATGCTCAAGTTTTATTAAGCAAAGCCTTTGCCCACATAAAGTTGGTTAATGTCTACGTTGTACCTCTACGAGATTTTTTGTAATGGCAAAATATGTAGCTTATATCCCAGGGATGGATTCATTTCTGATGGACGGTAACACCCCTTACATTGATGAAGAGAAAGCAGTAAAAAGAGTCATAGCGCACGAAACAGTGCACCCTAAAAGCTATGAAGCTAAACCGGTTTCTTTCTTAAAGACTTGGGCTAAGAGACAACAGCAAAAGGAGCAAGAGGAGAAGACTAAGCCATATAGGTTTTCCCCTACTGCCCCCGAGTTTCACTACAGGTCTCCAGAAGGTCAAGCTCGTTACTTAGTAGTGGTAGGCAATGAGAATGAGTCTAAAAGCGGTCTTGCAGTAAAAGCCTTTGACAGCCGAGACGAAGCTGCTATATTTGCCCGCAAGTCAATCTCGGGATTGACTAAGGAACTACCAGATTTAGGATATTACATACTGGATACTGAAAACCATGTCTACGTCGATGGAATCACAGCCGGAAAGCAGTGGCGAATCGAGGATTACGCCCCTGGGATCAGCGACAGGAAGAGTGTTTGCGTTCAAGGCGATGGGTCAACCCAGCAGCCCAAACGCAGAGGAAGAAAGCCCCGAGTCACCCCAACAGCCAGCTGAGGAGCTAAAGCAGCGCAGTAAGTGGCGGTTTCAGCCGAATGACGAGTACGGATTTAACTTCACCTCGGACAATCGTATGTTTGACTCCGGGGCAAAGCGAGATTCGGCTTCAGGTAAGCCTAGGCCAGATCTACTATCCCCGTTTGCAACGATTAGAAGGGGCAAAGTCATGGAGCTGGGTGCTCAGAAGTACGGCGTGAGAAACTGGGAAAAGGGTATGCCCTTAAGTGTATTTGTAGCCTCTGCGAACAGACACTTCGTACAGTTCCTCATGGGAGCAACTGATGAAGACCATCTGGCGCATTGTGCTTTTAACTTAGACGCAATCATGCACGGACAGGAGATGATTCGCCGTGGACTTTGGCCAGCCGAATACAATGATCTGCCTCAATATGATTGAATGCGACATGGAAAAACCCTTTACAGATACATGCTTAGATCACCTAGACTTTCAACTGCACCTTCTACCTATAGTCAATAAAATAGATCGTCAGGATTCCTTTTTATCAGAAATTCCTGAAGAGTTGTTTGAATCAAATGAAGAATGAAATCTCTGTAGGCCCTGCAGGTTGGGTGAAGCTGGTAGACACCATGCCTCAGACCGACCTAGATCTCGCCGTGGTCCAAGCTGCCCGTACCTCCAATGGTGCGGGCAGCAAGGGCCTAGAGAGCGACACCTCCCTGATTCGCTACTTAATGAGACATAAGCACACCTCTCCCTTTGAGATGGTGGAGTTTAAGTTTCATCTAAAGATGCCTATCTTCGTTGCAAGGCAGTGGATGCGGCACAGGATGGCAAGCATCAACGAGTATAGCGCTAGATACGCGGCTGTACCCGACGAGTGCGCAATTCCTAGAATTACGGATATTCGCACTCAGTCTCATGTGAATAAACAGGGATCTGATCTGCTGGATTTCCCAGGAGACGAGGCGTATCTTTTTGTAGATCAGATGAAGTTGATCTACAAACAGGCTTACTTGGCGTATACGCAAGCTCTTAAAGCCGGCGTTGCGAGAGAGCAAGCTAGAATGCTGCTACCTCAAAACATGTATACGGAGTTCTACTGGAAGATAGATCTGCACAATCTCTTGAATTTTTTAAAGCTGAGAATGGACCGCCATGCTCAGAAAGAGATTCAAGATTTTGCAAAGGCGTGCCATGAGCTCATAAGTCCTTTAGTGCCTATTACTATAAAAGCATTTGAAGATTATGTGCTAAAGGCTGTGACTCTGTCTCACCCTGATACAGTATGCTTGCGTATAATGCTTGAAAGCGAATCTACCCTAGAAGAAATAGGAAAAAAGCAAGGACTCAGTAAGACTGAAATTGCAGAGCTTGAAACAAAGTTTCGTAAGCTGTGCATCAATCCATACGCAATCAAACCGCAAAATAAGAAAAGAGAAGATATCTAATCATGAGCGACAATGTAGAGTTCGTAGTCGTCGGACTCAATTCAATCGGTAGAACCCTGGCAGGGCTTCTTTCTGTAAGCAACCTGGGTCCAGTCACTTTAATTGACGACAAGAAGGTTTCAGCTAAGTGCGTAGCTTCCGGCTATCTAGAGATAGACGTCGGACAGTACCGCACAGACGCCACTGCAGATGCCATTAAGGAAATTAATCCTAAGGCAAAGATTAACAAACTTATGCGGCTAGATGATTCGGCGGTTGAAACCCTTACCTCAAAGATCAGCGGCAATACAGTCATGTTGTGCTGCGATCCCATGAGCGACAAATCAAGACTGCACGTATGCGCAGAGATGAAGAACGCCTGTCAGGCGATCTACTTCTTCGGCTTCAATGAAGACGACGGTAATTGCAGCATTACGCGTATTGTCCCAGGAACTTACAATATAGAAAAAACATTAGAAAACATTCCTTCAGGTAAGGAAGTTCCTGAAGAGGGCAGGCTTGCCGCAGCAAAAGCCTTCGCCTTACAGGTGAGCTCCTCACAGCCGGCGCCGACTACAAAGTAATTTAAACCTTGAGTAGAGCTGCCGAAAGGCGGCTCTACTTTTTCTCCTAAATCAGGTAAAATGGCCTTATGCCCTCGCTAATAGATCTTGCTTCATACAAAATCATTTCTGAAAAGCAGCTCACCGATAACTACAACCTGTTGGTTGATGCTGTTAATTCAAACTTTGATTTTACTCTGGCGCAGGTATCTAACCCTATCCCTGCTGCCACAACGGGACAGGTAAATAACGTTCTCACTATAAAGGCAGGGTTTGTTCTTGGGTATTCGTCGCTAACAGATCTGATTAGCGTCTCAGATGTCTTTAGCAGTTTTTTAAACGCCTCTGCTCAAGTCTTAAGATTAAACAACAATTTAACTCTTTCGCTGCTGAGTACGGGCGGAGCCCCAAATCAGTTCACGATCGCTGCTTCCTTGCCTGGTGGAGCGTCTATAGACGGGGTAGTCTTTCGTCAGTTAAGTAACGTTGGCGACATGCAAGAAATCCACACCGTAACTCAGTTTACGGTTGCGGCAAACACTGCAAGTTTGAGTGTAGCTACAGGGTATTTCCAAATTAATGCCCTTAGAGTTGGAACCTACGCCTTCCCAACAACCACGCCAATTAATAATCAAATTTTACAGGCAAACAACTCAGGCAATCTTGAGTTTAGGAACCCATTTATACCTGTAACTTTTGACGGCGACGAGTACGGATTCAGCGCCAATAAGCCTGTACGCTTTTCGGCCGTAGAGTATCCAGACCTTAATATCAAGCTAGGGGCAGATGAAACAGGCATTGGATTTACGGACTCTTGGGCTGATGGCAGCGTAAGAGCCTATGTCTATATATCTGGCAGCCAAGCTTTACAAATTGTAAAGCCCGCAGATGTTTCAGGTAATCCGGTTGCTCCCTACGTCCAACTTACCAGCGGCCTGGCCTTAGCTCCAGCCTCCAGCATAGATGCTTTAAGCAATCCCATCGGTGGTCTTTGGTACGACTCTGGAACAGAAGGTCTAATCCTAACCACTGCTTCAGGCAGGAAGTACATCAGCAGCCAGGCTCTTACAGCCTCGGTAAACACAGAAGAAGTTAAAGACTTCGTACTGCAGCCTGCATCTACATTTACCGTTGACTCCGGATCTACTGTAAAGCCGGGACTTAACGTAGGCAGCAGCGCTGGCTTGGCATCGGATTCAAGCGGCCTCAAGGTGGTCGTCCATGGTAGCGCAGCTGTTCAGATATCTAGTGTTGGTCTAGAGTCTGCCGTAGCCGGCTCCACTGCTACAGCAAGACTCATACTCAATGACACCATAGGGATCAACAACCCAACTAAGCCCACTTACTCCTTCTCTGGCGTCGAAGGTCTTGGCATCTTCCGAGCAGACACAGACGCCATTGGCATGGCAGTCAAGGGGCAGACCGTACTAGAAATATCTGAAGCCAAACTAAATGTTAAGGGCAGCAAGGTTTCCAACGTTGCGACACCTACTGAACCTCAAGACGCCGCCAATAAAGACTACGTAGATGCCAGAATTCCTATTGGATCTACTCCAGGCGCTTTGCCGATTGTTTCGTCAGGTGCTACGTCAAAGTATGTACAGAGTGATGCAAAGTATTTAAATGGCGTATTGGAAATTGGTAGCTCAGCTGCTCCGGCTTCTTTCAGAATGAACTCAAGTAGCGGTGGAGCTGCAATTATCAAAGCTCCTGCTACCGTAAATAATATTGTATTTGAGCTGCCCAGCAATAACTTAAACAACGGCGTTCTACAGAATGTTGGCGGTCAAAGTCGATGGGTCAGCGTTGATTCAATTACAGGCAATACGCTCAAAGCAGACGGTTCGGTAAACCTAAGCAAAGGCCTGAACTTAACCACGGACTCCACACCTGCAAGCCCTGCAATAGGTAAAGGCAATACTGGCGTATACGCAGCTACCGAGGCTGCAGCCAAGATTGGTTTCTCGGCTCAAGGCCAACGCTTGCTTGAGGCAAACGCTACTACAAGAGCCCTTGTCGGGGCTAGTGACACTTTCAATGCCCCTCTGATTCGATTAGACAACACCATCACAAACTACTCTTCTGTAGGCAACTCCGGACAGCCTACATACGCATTTGCCGGGGAACCTCAGACCGGCCTAGGTCAGACGCAAGTCCAGTCCGTAAGCTTACTGGTAAACGGCACTGCAAAGATATCGGCAAACGCAAACGGAATCAGCGCACATAACAACAGGGTGCAGGCTGTATCTGATCCAGTCCAGGCGACAGATGCAGCGACGAAGGGCTATGTAGATACGTTAGTAAAAGCTCGTAAAGAGTTGAGCTTCCTAGTTCAAAGCCTCCCTGCGGGTTGGGCTGCTGGTTCAGCGCTTATTCTTTCTATCTACGATAAAGCGCTTATTTTCAACAGCGCTATAGGTAACGTAAGTTTTGAATCAGCTGCAGACAACAAACTTGTAGTGGTGCCATCAAACTTCTCTGTAAACCCTGATTGCCAGGTGTATGTAGATAACTCACGTCTTGTCAAAATGGCCAAGTCTTCAGGCGTAAGAGAAGTATCGTACGGCACAGCAGGATCGATTGTTCTCAATTACAACTTAGCAGTCGGCAATGTTGTAACCATACATTTACCCGGCTAAGATCCCAAACAACATGAGCATGCATACTTGTCCGTCCGGCAGGAGACTGCTGATGGATCGCTGTGAGCTTCGCAGCGTTCCAAATCGACTATCTCCATTTCTGTCAAAGCTAATGGATTCCTACATAGGTTCTTTGGTTAGGTTAGGCGGCCCAGATGTACAGCGCGGTCTAATAGAGCCCCTCAAGATCTACTACAAAGTCGGGGACACTGAACCACTTACCGATAATTGGGACAGCTTTATCCCTGCAGATTCTCCAAAGTACTTCACAACTTCTGTCGTTCGTAGACTAGCTCTTACTAAGCTATTTCGACTTGGAGTTCGTAGGTGCATTGGTAAGCTTGCAACGGCTGACGTAGATAGCAACAACCGAATGTACAGCTGTCCACCAATAGGTATGAATACTTCTTCGTGGAAGTGTCGCAGTATCTTTTGCCCCAATTGCAGAATGCGAATTGCTAATAATACTTGGCGATTTTTGCGTACTCGCTACGAAAACCAAGCATTTGAAGCAATACCTGCAGTAGTATTTAAAGCAGACATTCCATTTGCTGAAAGCAGATTTGGCTATAACCCAGTACTGGATGACTCCTTGATGAGAAGGATCAGTAACCGGTTAGCTAAAGTGGATTACTTTGGGTGTAAGACCTTAGGCGCCAAAGTGATAGATAAAAAGCCGGTAACCTCGGTTCAAATCGCGCTGTTTTCAGATGCAAAAAATATGCAATTTATTCAAAATCAAATGACTAAGTTGCAAAAATATATGAGGAAAAATTCTCCGGAAATATTAGTATCCGCAGAAATCAGAGAGGGGCTAGACAACATATGCTTGGAGCTATATGATGATACTCCTCTCTGCTTGTTAGCACTATCCAATGAAGGCTTTTACAGTAGTTTTGTCCAGCATACGGTAGAAGAGTTTAAGTATGCGTTGGCAGGTAAAAAGAAAGTTCTGCTTTTTGGAACAGGAGTATAAAGATTTGACCCCAAAGACACTCACAGCAACTAAATCCAGCGAGCAAGTCGCTGTCGTACCGCCCACTTACTATACCTACGAAGAGGCTATCGCGGCTTCTACGGAGTATTTCGGTGGCGACGATCTTGCGGCTCGTGTGTTCGTAGACAAGTACGCACTTAGAGACGGAGAGCAAAATCTCCTGGAGGCAACCCCAGATCAGATGCACCGTAGGCTTGCCAAGGAATTTGCTCGCATTGAAAAAAGCAAGTTCAAGCAGCCTTACTCAGAGCAAGAGATTTTTAATGCTTTAAATAAGTTTGGCCGCATCGTCGCCCAGGGCAGCCCTATGTACGGCATTGGCAATACGTATCAGACGATTAGTCTGAGCAACTGCTATGTGCTGCAAAGCCCGGAAGATTCGTATTCCGGTATTTGCAGAGCAGACGAAGAGCTGGTTCAGATCAGCAAGCGTCGTGGAGGTTGCGGTCTAGACCTAGCCACACTGCGCCCGGAAGGATCTCTGACCAAGAATGCTGCTCGTACCAGCACAGGCACCATCCCATTTGCAGAGCGATTCTCCAACTCTATTCGTGAGGTTGGGCAAAACGGTCGTCGTGGCGCTCTGATGATTACGCAGTCGATTCAGCACCCAGATGTCGAGGCGTTCATCAAGTGCAAGCGGGACCTGACAAAGGTCACAGGGGCTAACATTTCTGTACGTCTCTCTGACGAGTTCCTCAATGCGGTTGAGCAGGGCAAGGATTACACGCAGCAATGGCCTGCCGAAAATCCAAAGGTTAGTCGCAAGGTAAATGCCGATAAAGTTTGGGGTATGCTCATTGAAGCAGCTCACGCTACGGCAGAGCCGGGCATGCTGATGTGGGATACGATTATTCGTGAAAGCATCCCAGATTGCTACGCTGACATGGGCTTCAAGACAGTCTGCACGAATCCATGCTCCGAGATCCCACTCTCTGCATATGACTCCTGCCGATTGATGCTGGTGAATGCGTACTCATACGTTAAGCAGCCATTTACCAAGGAAGCAAAGTTTGACTTTGAATCTTTCAAGCAAGATGCTTACATGTGCCAGCGACTCATGGACGACATGGTCGATTTGGAGCTAGAGTGCATTGACAAGATTCTCGATAAGGTCTACAACGACCCTGAGGATCCTGAACTAAAGGTCAGAGAGCTTGCTCTTTGGAAAAAGATTCGTACGGCTGCTGCCAACGGGCGTCGTACAGGTTCCGGCATGACTGCTATTGGCGATACCCTGGCCGCCCTTGGAATCAGCTATGGCTCAAAGAATGGCATTGGGTCTATCGACGAGATCTACAAACAGTTCAAGCTGGCTTGCTATCGTTCGTCGGTAGACATGGCCAAAGAGCTTGGCGCATTCCCTATCCACGACAGCAATCGCGAAAAGAATAACCCATTCCTACTGCGTATTGCTGCCGAGGATCCTGCGCTGTATGAAGATATGCGTAAATACGGTAGACGCAACATTGCGCTGCTTACTACAGCCCCTTGCGGCTCTGTATCCATCTTGACCCAAACGAGCTCAGGCATTGAGCCTCAGTTCATGATTACTCCCTATACCCGACGTAAGAAGGGCAATCCTGGGGATAAGAATTTCCGTTCTGATTTCGTCGATCAGAGTGGAGATCACTGGATGGAATTTACGGTATATCCGCCAAAGGTCTCAGAGTGGATGCGCGTCACAGGAGAAACGGATCTAACCAAGAGTCCTTGGGCCGGATCTACCGCTCCTGAGCTTGACTGGGAGTCTCGAGTCAAGCTGCAGGCAACTGCGCAGAAGCATATTGATCACGCTATCAGCAGCACCATCAATCTTCCAGCAGATACGACCATTGAGACAGTAAACAAGATTTACCTCAAGGCTTGGAGAGCCGGCTGCAAAGGCGTCACTATTTATCGAGACAACTGTCGTACCGGAGTGCTGGTGGCTAAGGAAGACAAGAAGACTAAAGACACTGGCTACAAGCGTCCTAATATTCTGACTTGCGAAGTACATCATC